CCGCGTCTTCGTTCAGCCAGTACCCCATCGACGCATCGCCCACGCCCTGCGTGCGCAGCGTCGTAATCGGCGTGGCGTCGGGGAACATCCGCTCAAACTCGTCGACAGTGATGTCCTGCGTGATGAAGCAGTACCGCGCATCCGACCCGCAGGGGTCTTGGATCATCGGGTCCATGTACACGCTGAACGCGTTGCGGATGCGGCCGATGCGGATGTCCTGATCGAACGTGTCCTCGTCGCAGTACTCCGTCAGCAGGCGGATGTACCCCTCGCCGAACGTGACCTGATTGTCGCAGGCCGTGTCGTACGCCACGTCGGCGTCAGACATGTACTCGATGTGCCGCACGATGCCGTCAAAAATCTCGGCCACCTCGGGATCGGCGCGGTCGTCGGCAGGGATCACCTTGCCGCTAGGGCGGTTCTGGCGCTGCTCGTTGGTGACGTTGCGGACGTGTTGCGGCAGTTTGTTGATCGTCAGGCACGGCCTGGCGTTTACCGTCTGGCCCTGCACGCTGCCGCGCGTTGCAAGCACGTCCTGCGGCCACTGCCAGTTGTTGTCCGGGCTGCCGGCCATAAACCGCAGGTCGTCCAGCTCAGCCTGCCGCGTGAGCGAAAACGCAGCCTGCGCGGACTGCATCCGCGTGCGCATTTCTGCCAGCAGTTCAGACTTGTCCGAGCCGCCGTCGGCTACCCGCCGAGCCCCGTTGATGCCGTCGTCGCGTGCCATGTTACTTCTTGCCCTTCGCAGGCGCCTTGGCCGCACGCTGCGTGTTGTACGCAATGGCCACAGCCTGCTTTTGCGGCTTGCCGTGCGCCATTTCGGTCTTCACGTTCTTGCGAAACGCGTCCTTGGACGCCGATTTCACCAGAGGCATGTCATTTCCCCTTCGGTTTGGCCGTTTTGGCCGACTCGCGGAAATCCTTGGCCGTCGGCGCGCCTTTGGCGCCTGGCTTGCGCATTTTTTCGCCGCTTCCTGCAGCAATGCGCTCGCGTTTGGCGTTGATGTTGGCGTAGAGCCCTGGATCGCCGGGTTTTTTCATGCTGTCCTCATGTGTGAGGGCAAAAGTTGACCTTTTCCGCCCTGCACAGTCGCTCTATGCACTATGCAGGGGTGCATTCTGCCATGCTCAACCTTGTGCAACACTCGAAGATTTTCAACGCGGTTGTCTGAATGCACGCCATTGCGGTGATCAACTTCTTCGTCGCGCTCAAGCGGCTTGATAAACGCGTGCGCTACAAGCCGATGCACCAAAAACGACCTGCAAGGCTCAGTTCTTGGGCCGCCGTCACGCAAACGCACTTCAACATACGGTTTGGTGCGCCCGGTTTCTTTCTTGGGCGTCAAACGCATGATGCGCTCAGGCATCCAAGTTTGGCCGCCGCCTTTGGTTTTGCGGAAACGAGCCAAGGACTTGACCCGGCCAAGCGTGCTCACTTGGTATCGGCCTTCGTATCCTTGGATGTCGGCCCACATTTCAACACTTCCAGCGTCGCATTGCGGCTTTTGCACGGCTACCCTCTTCGCTTTTTTCTGCGATAGGGTGCATTCTACTACAGAACGACTTCTTCCGCGCCTTGTCAGCCTCAGTCTTCGGATTTGGCGCCGGCGCTTTCAAATTACTGCCGGTCTCACGGTTGTACTTCTCGCGGCCTTTAGCCGTCAGACCAGCGCCCTGCTTCGTGGGCAGCTTTTCGCCTCGACCAACGCTCAGAGACACCGACTTTGCCATGACAGACCCTCAGTGCGCCATCCACCCGGCCGACTGCATGGCTCCCCCGTGCGTCGTAACCACCCGGTGCTGGCTGCGCGGATTGTACTCCCTGTGCGCCACGGGGAACGCAAACGTTACCGCCAGTGCGTCAGCAGCGTCAGGCGAAGCCAAGCCCCGGGTTTTCATCTGCTCCTTCGTCTCCAGCGCAATCGCGCCCGACGAGTTCGGCCGCGTCCTCGGGCCGCACAGGTCTTTCTTCAGGTTCCTGTCGTCCTTGATCGACGCCGTGCGCAGCCACTGCTTCATCGCGCCCCACATCTCAGCCCGCTTGTTCTGGTACGCCTTCTGATCCTTGGCCTTCCAGCCAAAATTCACACCGCGCACCTTATACCGCTGCTCCAGCAGTCTGTCCAGCACGCCCGCGCCCAGGCCGCCCTCGTCAATCACCGTCAGCACCGGCCGAAAATCCTCAATCGCCTCAATGACGTGCCCCACCACCGTCATCGTGTCATCGCCCCGGAACCGTCGCACTTCGAGCAAATCCCGGCCCCGGCGCGCCACAATAATCGTCGCGTCAGCGCCGTACCGCGCGGGGTCCACGCCCAGCACCACGGGTGCCTCCGGGTCGCGCATCGGCGGCCGCTTACCGGCTTCTTCCACCAGCCCCAGCGGGATGAACTGGTATTCATCCGCGCCGGGGAACTCGCCGTATACCTCAACCATTGCCTGCGGCGAATCCTCGCCGTACTCGTCAATAATCGCCTGGTACACGCCTTTATCGGTGTCTTCGACCGTCCTGGCGTCGATATTCTGCGTCTTCCAGAAGTTCCGCTTGGCGTTAAAACACTCGAAAAAATACCCAGAGTTCCGCCGTGGGTTACTGAACGCGCACCAGAACCTGTGCGGCGTGTTCTCGGTAAAAAACCCCGCAGCAACGCTCCAGATACTGTTCGGAATACCCGAGGCCTCGTCAAACACAACCATCATGCCGTCGTCGTTGTGCGGGCCAGCGTACGCGTCGGGGTTTTCCTCGCTCCAGAGCTTACCCTCCGCGCCCCAGTATCGGGTGCCCTTCTTCAGGTCGCGCTCCACCAGTTCGGTGAGCCACTTCGCCGGCACAATCCGCGTCGCGCTGATCTCAAACCAGTGCGCGTTCATCAGCATCGCCAGCCACTTCGTAATCTCGGCCCAGGTCACGCTTCTGAGCTGCGCTTCGGAGTTCGCACTCACGATCACGCTTGCGCCGATCCGCGTCGACAGCATCCAGAGTACGAGCCAACTCACCAGCGCGGACTTCCCGATCCCTCGCCCCGAGGCCACCGCCAGGCGGAATACCTCGTACATATCGCGGTCGCCGTTTTCCTCGATGTGCGCTTTTATCTTCCGCAGAATCTCCCGCTGCCATTTCCGTGGCCCGCTGCGCTTTTCCAGCGGCGTACCCTTCTCGCCCCAGGGAAACACGAACATCACGAACGCTTCGGGGTCGTCGCGGAGCTTGGCGCTCCACAGGCGACTCATCAGCGCCTGTTCCTCCTGCGGGGTGTATTTCGTCGTCTGCATTACACGGGACCGTCAGCCATTTCCGCCAGAGCCTGCGGCCGCGCCAGCGGTCTACGGATTTCCACCGCATCCTCAACCGCCTCGGCGGCCTTTACGCGCTTCTCGGCCATCTCCAGCGCCGCAGTAATCGAAATCGACTGCGCGACATCCACCTGAATGCGCTGGGCTGCCTGCCACTCATGCCTGTGCCTCAAGAACTCCAGCGCCGCCTTCGAATCCCCCGCTTCCGCGGCTTCGTACAGCGTGCGCGACATTGTCATTTCGCTGTCCGCCCTGCCCTTCATTTCCGCGATCTCTGCGATCGGGTCCATCAGCTTCAGCCGGGCCAACTCCACCGGCAACAAACCCGCAGCCAGCGCAAGCGAATCGCCGCGCAATCCCAGCTTCGCGCCGTCGTATATGCGCTCCAACGTTGCGGGCGTGGCTTTTAGCTCTCTGGCGGTGATAGGAAGGTCGCGGAACATAAGGCGATGATACTGCGGAAATTCAAAAAATTTGTCTGGGGGATGGGCGGGAAGCGTTGGAAAAAAAATTGGCTGCGGGGGGTCCGTACCATTGCCGGGCTTTCGCTCGGACCCCACCGGGGCTGGGGGTGGGGGGGTCATACCCCGGGGAGTATCCGCTCCCTGGCCCCGATACCCTACCCCGTACCGTATCCCCGCGCACCTGGGCGGGGGCTATCGCGTAGCCCCCCGGCGCCCCCGGGCTCTATCTCGCATCATCGGGGGGCCATCGGGGGCTATCGTCGAACCGCCGGGTTCTCTTCTGCAAACGTAGCCCCCCGCTGCCCCCCATCGGGCGGGGGCTATCGGGGGC